TATCACCTATAGTGTTTGAATTCAAGTAATTTCTTACAAATAAATTAACTTGATTTTCTATTCCATTAATTAAGTTTTGACCCAAACCACTTGGAAGAGTGATACTAACTGCCACATTAACTGGAACTCTTTCTGCTATTCTAATATTTAATTTGATACCAACTGGCTTGACTACAGCGAGTGAAGCAAATAGGTCTTGCACTAAAGCTGGCCCTATTCTTTGTGATTCTGGCACTACAATAACGTCACAAGACCCCAGGCCATAAGAAGATTCCCTGACTCTTACATCTCTAACTCCAGAAACTCCAAGAGCTCTAAGTCTCATAGATTCTGCTGTACCAAAAGAATTTCCTTTAATTGATTTAATTATTCTTCTTCTATACATATCGTCTGTTTCCATATTTACCATGGAATAAACTTCTTTTGGATTAGTACAAAAAACAACTAACCCATTTGTTGAAGTAAAATTATGTCTAGTCAAAGTACCTTTAGAAGCAGTAAAGTCTCCACTAGAGAAGTTAGGCACAATTCTTCCATACGCTCTTGTTGTTCCTGCCATTAAAACAACGTCTCCCGTCAGGGTGTATTGATACTGCAAGGAAGAGAAATCCGTAACATCGTTATATATAATTGTATTGTTTGGGATCACCACATTAGCAGACTGGGGAGCAGATATAGAAAATTCTATATTAAAACTATATCTTTCTTCTTGAACATCAGTAGATACTGTTCTTCTATATACTCCGTATAGATCACCTATCGAATCTAGAGATCTTCCATTTGCAGTGCTTAATGAAGTCTGATCAACGCTGAACTTAAGAGCTTCATAAAGATCACCAATCTCAACCGCTAATGCTTCAGCTAATGCTTTTGATACTGATCCAGAACTCTTTGCGTTGACGCCTGCATTCTTTTCTAATGCGTTTACAATCTTAGACAGTATCTGTTGTTTTGTTTTTACATAATTTATAGCCATGGTATTTCCCCTAGTTTAGCTCTTGAGTTACAGATATCGTTATTGGTCCTTGACTATTGTCTACCACATGAACGTCAAATCTAATTGATGTTCTAGAAGTTGGGACTGCTTCTATTGTTATGTTTCTTCCCAAGAAAATATCATCTTTACTTAAAGCTTGTCTAATAAGTCTTTTTCCAATTTCACCAGTACTTGGTGATTGTGGCATTCCATAAATTATTCCAATATCTGAACCTAAATTTGGATAGGAGTAAAAATCTCCTGGCTCAGTCATGAGCCTGATATATATTTGCTGAATATCGTTTTGTGATCTCGACTGAGTAGAAGCTATATCTTTATTTGGAGATAGCTTTAAATCTCCACTTAAATCAAAATATAAATCTGCCATTTTTACTCCAAGTCATTATCTATCCAGGGAAAATTCTCTAGATCACTAGATGGCAATTGGTTTCCAGTTCTGACTTTTTGTACAGCATCAGAAAACTTGTAGCCATTTTCCATTAATTCTCTTATTAAAAGAACTTCTGAATCGCTATGAGTCTTTGAATAATCAAGTATTAATAGTTCTTCAGAATTTGATATGGACGGGCCTGTGGGCTCAACTTGTGCTGCGGGGAGAGTTCCACCCAATCCATAGTTACCTTTTATAGTAGTGGACTTTTGTGCCTCAGCGTTATCTAAATTATCTATATTATTAATATAGTGAGCGTTCCTGAAATAGGCTGGATTGTTTAAAAATGAATTAGTCTCTACAAGAGCTGGCTCGTTATAGGCGTCAGCTGCTGGGTTAAAGGACATGTTATTCCATCTAAGGCCATCGTCATCTCTACAGAAGAATTTTATTGAGTCTGCAAAAAACGATATACTTCTTGTTTTTGGATTAATTATCAAACCAATTCCAGGAGCAGCAAAGACTTCTATCTCCCCAGAATCAGATATTCTCATAAAGGCTGAGTTATCTGGATGATTAATCCCGACCTCTCTGCTAGAGAATTGTTTTCTCTTTTTAATTTCTGAAATTTCATCAAAACCTTTACCTGGTTTTTGTTCTTGTTCTTCGTACATCATGATAAAAACTTTGGTATTCCAGTATCGACTTTGTGGTTCTTTATTGTTTTAATTGTATCATATTCTTCATTAAAAAATGAGACAATGTATGGGTCTCTCTCTGAGTCGTTCCTGAATGCCACCATACACCTCTGTCCTACATGTGGAGCGACTCCTTGTATGCCATAGGTAAATGGGCACGGAACCTTTGTAACGATGTCTCCAATCGTTCCTGAGTGCCTCTCGTCCATGATTACGGTAGCACTATTGGAAGCTCTATCATAAGAGGTTATAGTTGCAGGTCTATTCCTACTTTGTTGGAGTCTATTTACGGTAATTTGTTCATTAATTTTTTGATCAAATTTTGGATATATAATTGCCATTAGAACTTTGGATCCTGTAATTTTTTGGACGGAACATACGTGCCATTACCATTTTTGTACGCCATGGTGTAATAGTAACCAGAGAACCATTCAGTTAATTTTGCATATGCTGGTTTGTTTTTGAACTTGGCTTTAATAAATGCCTTTAACTTAGCTTCTGAATTTGCAGTATTTTTAATGTAAACATCTCTTACAACAGAATACTTAACGCCAGAGAATGACCCCATTGGTGCATCGGTAAGAGTCTTGTAGTCTCCCCAAGGATTAAAAAAGTAATCATTAATTTTTGTATTTTTTGATACTGCTTTTTGATAATTTGGTAATCCAACAGCTTTAGTGGCGAGAATATGAACCTGATTGTAGGGGATGAACATTCTTTCATCGGTAGTTTCTCTTGATGCTAAAGTTATAACTTTTTTACCAAGACTTGTAACGTCCGTGTCGCTGTCTATACTGTAGGCCAATTTTACTCCAAGAACCTTAGCTGGAACAGGATAAATTAATGGATACGCAGTATTGCCACCGGCTTTAGGAAGGAAGTTTATTTGAAACAATCCAAAAGAAAAATCTCCTGTTCCCCTGTTTCCGTTTAGGGCACCGGGATGCCAGCCACCTGATTCTCTATCTGATATTCCTACAAACAAAGCTGCTATCTCATCTCCAAAAAGACCTGAAGTAACCAAGAGTTGCATTACTTCATCTCTGCTAAGAGTTGCATCTTTATTTGTTTTATAGGATACTTTAAATTTTTCTAATCCACCTGCTGGTATAACTGGAGGAGTGGTAGTGGCAGGATCTGTAACTCCACTCTTTGTCACTGGAGCTACTGCTATAGGCTCAAAAGATCCAGCCCTCTTTGCCCCAAAACTAACGTGAATATGATTTCTGTGATGTTGATCAGAATGAAAGTTTGTGTGTTTTGCAATATTAGGGAAGGCAAGTCTGATTCCAGAATTTGCATCCTCTAAACCCTTTTTGACTCCTAGCTGGGCAGCAAGTAAATCACTTACGACTATTAGGTCTGGGTGAATTTCTTGAGGAAGTGCTTCAATCTGGGCCAGTAGTATATTTAAACCTTTTAAATATACATCCGCTGAGGGCACTGGGTTTCTAAATGCAATAGATTCACCAGAAGGACTTACAACACTAAATATATCAAAGCCTCTACCAAATGCGTGGTCGGATATACTATTTTTAGAAGTTAAAGGTGTAAAATTAGGACCAAGTGCACCTCGCCCAACTCCAGTATCTCCGTGTTATCTTTATAGAGTCGGTAAGTCTAGTCAATAATTCTATAAGCGCTGCTGACATCATGCATTTTTGTTCACCTATTCCAAGAAGTTCTTTTGGAAGTGGGTCATTAGTGCCAACCATTTTTCCATCTACCTCTATGTAAGACTCCGACTGTTTGATCTTAAATGGTAAATTTTTTAAAACTTGATTCTTAGAGTTTTTTGTAAGATTTAAATTAAATCCAGTTCTAAAAATTGCTGCCTCTCCACTACTTACTACAAAATTTGCCTTATTTAAAAGAGCATTAACCTTTACGAGGTATGCTGCTTTTTCTGCATCTGTCATCTTACTGAGAATAGCTATTGCTCTATTTTGATTATTAAAGACTTGTGCATCGGGTGAAGTATCATACTCTTCGGTATCATGAGCTCCTCCAGATGTATCCGAAGGAGAGCCTTCACTACCGCCACCAGCAGTTGAAGGGTCAGTTCCAGTAATCGGGCTTGACCCGCTTGCTGTGAATGACGCATTAGCATCATCAAATCCTCTAGCTCCAAAACCTGTGCTCATTACAGACTTTCTAGCTATCTCTAACCTAGCTTGTGTACCAGTCAAAGCAGGGCCACCAGGATTATCTGGATCTGCAACCTTTACAGTATCTCCTACATCTGCTCCCATAGCTAGAACTGCATGGAGCGATGATTGTACATTTTGTTCATAACCCGCCATTGCAAATGCTGGATTTCTATAAAGTCCATCTCCCTGAAGGACCTTAGAAGGATCTCTAGCCATAAGAGATCTTCCATACTCTCCAGATTGCGATTGGGAAGTTCCTTTAATAACTTGAGTGTTATCTGGATAAAAAGACTCTTTTATTCTAGAAGTTATACTTTGTGAATCTGAAAGATCATTTACATTTATGTTAAAATCTGATGACATAAAACCTCTAAGTTAATTTATTTTCACTGGCATTGGGATTTGTGCTTGTACAGGTATTTGAGATGGACTAGTATTTAATAGTAGACCCTTATTGTAAACTTTGGCAAGACCATTGATGACAAGCTCCCAGTTAAGCGTCAATGGAGAACCATCATCATAGTACTCATCCCAACCATTCATAGGCCATTCTGAAGCCTTGTCATATACTTTTAGTGTTACTAACAATGAGACTAAAGTAGAAAATATTTGTTTTTGATTATCGGATATATTTTTGAGTGGATCAGAATCACCTCTTGACTCAAATCTTTTTGTTAATGTTCCTAACTCCTTAAGGGAGTCATACATCTTATCAAAGTATCTATTAAATACTGAATCTTTGTAAATTGAACTAACAATTTCACTTTTTACTTTTGATTCAAATTGATTTCCTATATCTATATGTTTTTTAAATGCTGCTCTAACCTGATCGACTATCGTTGAATACGAAGCATCGTCTGTCTTATAGAAAATAGTAGCCATATATCTATCTTCGCCTGTCCAGCCCTCACCTTTTATAGCCTTAGAGTAGTTCTCTTTGGAGTTATTTGACCCACCTGCTTCTAAGTCGTCATCAGTCAATATAGCATCCTTGCTAGTTAAGTCCGGATTTATTCTTAATACCACTAATCTGCCAACAACTGCGTCTGCTGTAAACCTTAATGCTTTTCCTGCGACAGTGCTTGGATTGTAAGTAACTACATTGGGCGTTGAAC